TTAACTATTTTTAGCTTTAAATTTCCTTATCAAAAATCTGATGAATCTGATAACTTGAAGGATAAAATTGATGAAAGAAATAAAAACAAGGATCATTGCAGAAATGATAAATAACCAAACCAATGATATATAGAAGGACTGTAAAAGGGGCTCAGAGAAGGATTTAAGAAAACCTATTGCTGCTAATGAAAATAACGAAAGTAATGAAAATAATGAAAATAACAAATTTATATCATTTAAGCTTATACATCTTTTTTTGATAAAAATAGCAATGAAATAACTCAAAGGGAGGGCTAAAAGAATGATTGGGATATAAGCTTTTTCCAACCCAAAAACATCAAAATATTTAAATATCAACACATAAAAACATAAAAATACTAACACATAAACAATCTCCCCAAATCCTTTGAAAAATCTACCTTTGCCTATCAAGTAAGCTTTATTTTCGATATAAAAAACAATCAATGAGAATATCGAAACAAAGAATTGAATAAAAGCATATATAGCAATAAAATAAAGAAATGCCATTATTTATTTTTCCTTTCATTGATGAAATTTTGTAATTCTCTTATAGTATCTGGATTCAAAGTCTTAGTATGGTTTCCAAATAAAAAATCAATAAAGTGTCTGTCTAAATAGTGAAATTTCAAGTAATCTTGATCTATCTTTACATTAATAGCATTGGGTTCTTTAGGAATTTGGGAAGAATCTTTATATTTGAATTTAGATATATAATTTTTTAAATCCCCAAAAATAGGTAAAAGTTCACTACCAATCGGAAAATCCTTTCCTCCAGCAAACCCCTGCACTACATAATCCCTAACATTATAGACATTATAATACTCTTCTACCTTAGGATTCATCACATAGTCTTCCCTATTAGGGGTGCCTATATTGATGATTACAGGTTTGGGTCCTCTATCATAATCATACAGATTGCTGAATACTTTTGCTACATTCCCTCCGTGTGAATGGGTGATGATGATCAAGGGTTCTCCTTCTTGAAAATGATAGTTTTTGATGAAGTCATTGAGTTGTTTGCCTCCTTGTTGGCGAGCTTGGTCGTGGTTTGCACCTGACCATTGGAATCGATAGATTTTATCATCATTGAAGGCTTTTTTGGTGCTATTGATGAAATCTTGTGTGAAAGCATACGGATTACTCCAAGTTCCATGTATGAAGACAATAAGATTATCCCTATCCTCTTGTTCTACTAAAGAGGCCTTATGATTGTTTGTTTCTAAAATATAATGATTGTATCTTGAAGCATCATTATTTGCATAAGCATAGTTGAATTTATTTTTCCTGAGTTTGTCTTTGGATGTGTTTGACTTCAATGCATCATTTATCTGATAAAGGAAGCTTGTGAACTTACCTGCATTTTGTGCGATGTTTTCATTATGGGTGATTTTATGGGCATTTTCGTGTCCATAAGTGTGCATAAAGTCTTTGGAGTCAGAAAGATTATGATAAGCCATATTGATATAAATTTCTTCATTGGCTTTGTCATAAAATCCTTTGATCGGATCTGAAGTGTCTGCATAAAGATAGATTTTATTATTATCTTGGATTCCAAAAGCATTTTGAATCTGTTCAATATTTTTATCTTTTAGGTGATGGATAGTATCCATATCTGTATTATTGATAGCTAGCATTGAATGTTGATTGGCTTTCCATTGTTTAGCTATCCCTTTGAGTGAAATATTTTCATCGCTTATCCCCTCATAAACACTCAAGAATGGATTGATGAGTAAAGTGCCTGTAGCATTCATAGCTTTTATCGTATTGTGAATGGTATTTGAAAAATCATTTTTGATTTTTTGTCTGCCTGTTTGGGTGAAAAAGGCTCCTTTGATTTGAAGCTCTCCTTGAAGGTTGCTTGTGATTTGGTCTTTGCTCACAATAGAGACTTTTGAAATATCTCTATTCAAGCCAATCATTTGATGAGGGCTACTGACTTCAACCTTGCCCAAGCCTAAAGTTGCCAATGCTTTGCCTTCTTTTTCATACCCATTAGCCCAAAGTCCTATCAAGCTATCAGTATTATCAGGATAATTTGAAGGTTTTTTGAGGCTCAAATTTAGTCTTGTGGAATGATTGCTTGAATTATCTTTGTTTGCTATGTCTTTGAAGTTCAAAGTATGTGTTTTGAAATCAAGTTGTTGGCTATCAGAGGCAATGATACCTCCTATGAGGTTTGTGTGTTGGGTGATGTTGATTTGGAGTTGGTCTTGAGTCTTGATGCTTGAGATTTCTTCTACCCAACTTTTATCAATATAGCCTCTATTCAAAGAGAGGCTTGTGTCTATTGAATTGTCTTGTTTGTTTTTTGAAAATCCAAAGCCTATGCCCCCACCCTTAGCATTTGAATATAAAGTATCGCTCAGGGATTGTATGTTCAAATTTTTGGCTTGAATGTTGGCTGTGTTGGAATATAGATTTGCCCCTGTGAGGTTGATGTCTTCTTGGGCATTGAAAGTGATGTGCTTGCCAATAGCTTTTGAATAGTGATGATAGATAGCTTGAGTCGTGTTGCTTTGTGTGCTTGCACTTGCATTCATACCCAAGCCATTGGTGCGATAGCTGATTGTTGTGCTTATATTTTTAGTCATTTCTTTTTGGGAAAAATGCTGGGCTGTTGCACTTAAGTTGATGTATTTTGCTCCATAAGAGATATTTTGAGAAGCCATAGTGATGGAGCCTGTTTGATTGATAGAATCAGAGGCTTTGAGGTTTAGGTTCGCATTGGTTTTCAATACAGAGGGATTGAAAGAAATGTTTTCTTGGATTTTTGAATGTTCTTCTCCACTCAGTGTGGCAGACACAGAGGCATAAAATCCTGTTCCAAAAGCACTTACACTTGAAGCTGCATTTGCTAAACTGGAAGTGAAATTTAAAGTCGCATTGCCCACAGAAATACTCGCAAGTCCAATGTTTAGCTTAGCTTCTTCTAAGGCATTGTAGCTTGCTTTGCCTTCTGCATAAAGTTTGGCTATTTTTTGATAATCCTTAGTGGCTTGTCTTAAAGCATTCCCTGCAGATTTTAAAGCCTTGCTTGAGTGGTAGGCATCTACATAGGCATTGCCAATTTCAAGCGAAACATTCAAATTACCACTGAAATCTTTATCAAAATGATTTGAAGTATTTTGGGCTGCTAGGATATGGATATTTTCAGACTCTATAGAAATATTGCCCTTAGCAAATATATTTGAGCCAATGATATTGGTATTGCCTTTGGCAATGATGTTCAAATCTTCTCCAATTTCAAGGTTTGAACCCACAGCCTTTTTTTGTCCTGAATGATTGAAAGATTTGTTGTAATCAAAATCAGCCCCCACTTTGAACTTATCACTCAAAGACATACTAAAACCACTAAATCCTTTTTCCTCTGTGTGTGAATCGCTTTGAATGATATCATATCCAGGAAGGATATTGACATTTCCATTTTGAGAAATCAAACCCGCATTGTGAGTGGTGGAAATATCAGAACCAATGATATTGATATTATCTTGAGATTTTATCAATAAATCATGATTTGATAGATGGCTTTTTCTATTCAAAGAATGGCTAGAAGATTCTTGATTTGATTTTTCATTGAGTCCAAAGAAGGATTTTTGATTGGAGCTATGAGTATAGGTATACTTGTCTTGGATGCTTGAGAAGGTAGTGGTTTTGGAGTGGATTTGAGTGTGCAGGGCTTGAGAGTTGACCCCTTGCAAAAAGGTGGCATTGCCTGTATGGATATGGATATTTTTAGCTTTGAGCATAGAAGCATTGTGAGTGAGGGATTCATAAGAATGTGTTTGCTCATCTTTTTTGTATTCAAAGCCAAAAACATTTTGTTTAAAAAGATGAGAGTCCCTGACAAAGGATTGATTTTGGGAGGCTTTTTCAATGTAGTCTTTGGTAGCATTGATTGATAAATCTTCTTTTGCATCATATACAGAACCTTCAGAATAAATACTCCCTTTTGAATCAATGGAGATATTTTTTCCATAAAGCTGGTTATGAGTAGAGAGGTCATTGGATTGTTCGTGCAAATCTTGGGTTTGAGTAGAGCTTATGAGTGTTGATTGAGTTTTATAATAATGCGTGTTTGAAGAAGAATGATTTTGGCTTGAGTATAAAAAGATATTTTTATCTGCTTTGAGCTTCAAAGCACCCCTAGCGTTTAGTTCTGCATTTTTTAAGCTCAGATTGCCTTTAGCTTCTATATTGATTTGCTCTGCTTGGAGTCTTGTGCCTAAAAAATCTTGTTGGTTTTGTTCTTTGTAAGAATCTTTTTGATAAAAAGAAACTCTTTGAGTATTCATATCAATCAAATCACCTGATAAATCAATCTTGTTTCCAGCATATATATTTGAATGAGAGATAAAAAGTTCATCTTTTGCATTGATTTTGAGGTCTTTGGATTTTAGGCTTGCTGTGTTGAAGACAAATTCTTCTTTGTATCCTTTTTTAGAGATTTGACTTTGCTTTATTTCAGAAGCGATGTGAATATTTTTAGCATCCAATGAAGCTTCATTAGAGTCTATATCCCCACTATGATAGAGCATCCCATCTGAGTGCAATATCAAATCAGAAGCTTTTAACTTGCCTTGATTGCTCAAAAGTTCTTTGGCATTGATTTGGAGCTGATTGGCTTGGATAGAGGAATGGTTGTAGAAATTTTTGGATTCAGCATACAGGTGATTGGCTAGGATGCCTTTAGCTTCTTGTTTATCCCAACCATAAGTGGTGAATTTTAAAGTAAAGCTATTTTGAGCGAATGGATTTTGAATGATTGGAGTAGGGATGATTTCATTGGCTTTCAAGGATTGTATTTTTTGGTGTTTGGCTTCGATGATATTTAGAGTTTGTAGGGAGAGGATTTGATTTAAAAATAAATCAGAGTTATAAAAAATTGCTGTTTGTCCATCAGAGAAATGTGATAAAAATACTTTTTGGGCTAAGGGACTCCTTTGGATAAATCGCTCATAAAAATAACTTGAAGTGATGAAATCACCTAAAGACTCCTTATCATAAGCTTTTGGGGTTTGAAAGTCTATGGATGTTAGGGTTACAGATTCATAAGGATTGCTAATGAGTGGGGTGAAGCTAAGGATAGCAGAGTTGTCAAGAGTTTGATTTTCTTCGAATAGATTTTGGGTATTTGGACTTTGTCTATCAGTATTTTTAGCATTCAAAGTGATGAAAGGATTAGAAAAATAATCTTGAAAGGTTTCTTTCAAATCAGGGAAATTCATATCAAATTTTTTGAAAGCACGATAGGGCTAAAAGTATCCATTTTATGGGCTTTGGAGCCTGGCACACTTTTATCAAAAATAAAATGTGTAATGAAAAGTTACAAAAACATTTATTTAGGGCATATGTAGGCTAAAAAATAACAATAAAATGAGGCAAAAATGATACTAAAAAATAAAATCATAAAAAACTTTTCTCAACTCCCCAATCAAGTAATAGAATCCAAAAACTTATCCATAAACTCAAAAGCATTATTTTGGTATTTAGCCAGCAGACCTGATAATTGGATTATCAACAATGCAAATATAGCCGAAACACTCAACATCAAAGACAGAAAAACCATAACAAAATATCTAAAAGAGCTTTTAGATTCAGGTTGGATTCAAAGAGAAAAAATCAAAGACAAATGTGGCAAATTCACAGGCAATTATTTTTATATCATTAACGAACATAACAATACCACGCAAGCCCATAAAAATCAGGATATTGAACCCATAACAAAAACCCAAACCGAAAGCCCAAAAAATCACCCTTCGGATAACTTTCACCGAAAGCCCAAAAAATCCGCAAGCGGAAAAAACGGGCCATATAATAATACGGAATTAATTAACAATAAGAATATATATTATCAGACGATACATTCCGAACTAGAAGAAATAAAATCTACCACAGAGCCAACATCACAAGCCCAAGCTAATCTTAATCCTAAAAAGCAAAATAAATCAAATGCCCTAGAAGCCCAGATTTTAAACCTAAACTTACCGCCTAAGGTAAGCCCTGATGTGTGGGCAGAATTCGTAAAACATCGCAGTGAGGGCAAACAAAAGCTAACGCTAAGAGGTGCAAAAATGGCAATCTCTAAGCTAGAAAGTTTTGAACAAGATTTAAGAGAAAAAGCCCTAAAAGAGAGCATTATCAATAATTGGAGTGGTATTTACCCGCCTAAAACATACACTTCCTATTACCCAAAACCAAACCAAGCAAACCAAAAATCCCAAAATGACGCGACAAAAAATATCTTATCTAAGCTACAAGAGCAAGGTTATTCTCTTATGGATATTTTGGCTGGCAAAAATATTTATATTGATTCTAAGCTCGTATATGCCTATAGGAATCACAAGGGACAATATTGCCTAACAACCCAGCCCTTAGCCCAACAAAAAGGACAAATTTGAAGCCCTCATCACTCAACACAAAAATCCTAATGCAAGATATTTTATTGCAATCAAATACACTCAGTGATTTTATGATAAATTCCCTAAATGAAATGTTTGAATTGTTCGTCCATCAGGGGACTTTAGAAGCATTTTATCACGCACTTTTTACCGATATAGATAATATCAATAAGCTAAAATCTGGCGTGTTGAATATGCAATATATCTACCACTACTACAAAAAATTTATCCAAATTCAAATCCGTGTTTTGTGCAATTTAGAGCTAGATAGGTATTACAATCAAGAGCCATTGCATTATGCACAAATACCTGTGATTGATTTGATGAAAAACACAAAAGGCTTCGATGAATACAACGATGTGAAAGAATATATCTTGAGTTGCCTCACTTCAAAATTTGCTCATTTCATTCGCGAGGATTAAGCACAATGGCACACAAAAGCAAAGAACAAATCAAAGCCTACTACCAGACAAATTTTATCGAAGTAGAAGACTTAGCAAAAATTTTTAAAATACCCAAAAGAACGCTTTATCAATGGATAAAAAAAGAAGGTTGGGTTAGTGGAGCTGCCCTGCCAAACAATCCCATAAGTGCCAATGACTTGATAAAAGATGAGTTCGCATCAAGGCTAACCAAAGCCAAAGACAATATCCAAGAAGATATAAAAAACAACCTTATCAATCAAGGAATCTCTGAAATCATAGCCACAGCAAGTGCCAAAAAAGCCAGTGATAACCTCTTGCTAAAAGCAATGAGCTTGGAGTTTTTGGATTCTAAGGCTACTGAATCCTTGCTGATTGGAAAAAATGCTTTTGAAAGGTTCGTATCAACAAATATCAATCACCCATCAGCCCAACAAAAAATCATCACTATGGCAAAAAACATGGTTGAAATGTATTCGCAGGTAAAATCTACCATTTATGGCAAAAGTCCCGAAGTCAGTGTCCAGATAGCCAATATAAACCCAGCTAATGAATCTGAATTTAAAAACCTAAGTGATAAAGAATTACTAGAATTGATACACAAATCTAGTAGTGAAAATTCAACATAAAGTAAGCCTATATATAAAAATTGGCAAAATTTTTAGCTTTTTTTAAAAGCACAATAAATTTTTTAAAGGAAATTCATGGAAACAGAAAAAAAATATAAATACGCGAAAATAAGGAATGGTATCATATACCTGCATATTTGCGAAGATAACAAAAGATTGAGGTTTTCTACCAAACTTCTAGCAACAGAAAAAAACCTTCAGTTAGTAGAAAAAAACCCTCAAAAGTTCTTGAGGCAAAAGAACGAAGAAATATTACAAAAAACTTCTAGCACAAAAAAGGTCGGTATCAGAAATAAAAGCATATTGTTAAAAGACTTTGCACAACAAAGTTTTAACGCAAATAGCAATACAAGAAAATCCAGCACAAATAAAAATTATGACCATATATTCAAAAAACATATTTTGCCTACTTTTGGCAATATGGATATAAGGACTATCAATTCATTCCATATCAAAAGTTGGCAAAATGATTTATGCTCTACCACAGGAATACCCACAATAAACATCGCCAAAAAAATATTATCTTATATCCTAAAAGATGCCCTACATTCTGAGCTAATTGATAAAAATCCCACTACATTAACCCCGAATCTAAAAGCACAAAAGAAAAAAATCCAGCCCTTTAGCTTAGATGAAGTAAAACAAATCATATCAAACGCACAAGGTTGGTTCAAAAATTTGCTTTTGTTAGCTTTTTTTACAGGGATGCGGGTAGGAGAGATGATGGCACTCACTTGGGAAGATATAGATTTTATTGATAATAAAATCACTATCTCCAAATCAATGAGGAATGGCATATTAGGCAAGCCAAAGACAAGGGCTAGCAATCGCGTGATTGATATGTTGCCTATTGTCAAAGAGGCTTTATTGAAACAATATCAAATCACTTCCTCACAGCCCTATGTGTTTATGAGCAGCCACAAAACAGGCTTTAAATTTTCCTCTGGGCTTTCTTCAGTTTATTGGTATCCATTATTAAAACAACTAGGTTTCAGTAAAAGGACTTTTCACAATAGCCGGCATACCTTTGCTTCTATCATGATAAGCAAGGGTGAAGACCCTGTCTGGGTAGGGTGCAAAATGTTAGGGCATGAAAATGTAGCGATGACTTTATCAATCTATACAAAATACATCGATGAGGACAAAAAAAGAGCCTCATTTTTACAAGATATTCACATAGCATAAAGTTTTTAGCCCTTTTTTAGGGCTTTGATTAAATAGCAGGAGGTAAAAATGATATTAATCAGTGATAAGCAAATGCAAACTATCTATAAAAAATACAGAAGTGAAAAAGATAAATTACTTCAAAACCCAGACCAAAGAAAAAATTTTGTTTTGGATATGAGTTATGAGAGGTTTTTAAGATTTTACATACAAGCAAAGGGTAGAAAATGACCAAAACAATATTACTCAATTTATATTATTTTTTGATTTTATTGGTCGTGTTTTTAGCTACAAGTATCCCTAGTATTTGGAATTAAAGGAATCACATGAGGCAAATACAAATTCAAATATTAGCTAGCCTTCTTTATTATAGTGATAGGATAGAGGAGTTTGCTTACCATATCAAACCACATCATTTTACTAAAGAGCTAGGCATTGTTTATCAAACCATCCTAGATTTGCACAACAAAGACAAGCCGCTTAACATAGACTTGCTAAGCGTGTATATCAAAGATAAAAATTTATTATTAGAGTTAAGTGAGGCTATCCCTACACCTGAATTTATGAGTTATATCCCAGAGCTAGAGCATAGCTATAAAATATCTATGCAAAAATACATCAGTGCGGTTTTGCTAAAAGATAGCAATGAGGGCATCATAACCGATCCTGTAGTCTTAGCAAGTAAGCTAAATGACTCACCAAAAATCATAAAAAATCTTAGTGATTGGGCTAGCTTTTATGAAAATCAACCCAACTTACCACGATACAAAACAAACATCTCTTTTTTGGATTTTGCCTTAGGTGGGGGGTTCGAACCCGCACAGCTTGTATTATTAAGCGGTGAGCCTGAAGCGGGTAAAACTTCTTTAGGCTTACAGATATTAGAAAACATCGCAGCCAATAATAAAGCTTGCTTTTTTTGCTTCGAATTCACAGCTAGGCAATACATTGCAAGGAAGCTAGAGACAAACAAAAAGTTCATAGAAACTAGCGGGAATAATCTTTATATCATTAATGATGGTTATGATATTTCACAAGTAGCAGACAATATCAAGCATTTATCAAAAATGGGTGTGAAATTTTTCCTTATCGATTCACAAATGAGATTAGAAGTGCCAAAGTCAAGAAGCATGGAAGAAGAAGAATCAGCAAAATTTGCTACCCTAGCCAAGCTAGCCCATAAATTAGAAATACTCATTATCCTCATCATACAGACAGCCAAAAGTGATAGCAATAGCCCTCTGGGTTCAAAAAAAGGCGGGCATGAGAGTTCTATCACTATCAGGATAGAGCATTGCAAACCCAACAAAGAAGAAGCCACAAGTTTGAATAAAGAATTTGATCCCAAACGCAGGACTATCATCATTAAGAAAAACAAGCAAACAGGCAAGCACTTCAAAGAAGAAGTCCAGTTTGATCCTATTAGGCTTACTTTCAAAAGAGATGATATCCGCACTAGAGAAAAAGAATTAATGACCATAGATATATAAAATCGGGTTGATGATGTGCGTAGCACAGAATAACCCTGAATCGAGTCAATATATGAAAAATTTAAATACCAAAGGAGTACAAAATGACAATCACATATAGTTTTGAAGTAAAGCCAGAAATCAAAGGTGATGAATTAGAGCTTAGAGAATGGGGATTGAATCTATTGAAAGATTATATTTATGAAGCAGATATCGATGATGAATACCTTCAAATTGATATAGAGATAGATGAATATGATTATTAATATTTCACAATTCAAACAATGTATTGATATTGTTCAAGTGATTAGCCATTATGTACCACTTAAAAAAAATGGAGCCAATCATATAGGAGCCTGCCCTTTCCATAGTGAAAAAACACCAAGTTTTACCGTATCAGTTTCAAAAGGGATTTATCATTGTTTTGGTTGTGGAGTCGGAGGCGATGCGATAGAGTTTGTGCAAAGTTATGAAAAATTGCCCTTCAATCAAGCCGTAGAAAAGATAGCCTCTTTGATAGGCTTTAGCTTAGAATACAGCAATGAGAGGGCAGTCAAGATTGATACTTCACTCTTAGAGTATTCAAAGGATTTTTTTATTTCTTCTTTAGGAAAAAACCCACAAGCCAAAGAGTATTTTTTACACAGAGGGTTGAATGATGAAAGTATAGAGAAATTTGGCTTAGGTTTTTGCCCTTATAGCTTTGAATATATCAAGTCTATTCAATCAAAAGATATTGACTTTGGCATTTCAGTAGGGCTTATCAATAAAGACAATAATGCCAATTTATACACACCTTTTTCTAATCGATTGATGTTCCCTATATGGGATAATAAAGGCAGGGTAATAGGTTTTGGCGGACGCATTTTAGATAACTCAAGCCCATCAGCCAAATATATCAATTCAAAAGAATCAGCTAGCTATCACAAAAGACAGGTTTTATATGGCTTCCACTTAGCGAGGAATGCTATCGTATCAAAAGCCCAAGCTATCATCACAGAGGGCTATATGGATACCATAGCTTTGCATCAAATAGGGATAAATCATTCCATAGCTACTTGTGGCACAGCCCTAAGCAGTCAGCAAATAGCCCAACTCACGCGATTAGGAGCCAAAATTATTTTATGTTTTGATAGGGATAAAGCAGGCTTAAACGCTACTTATAAAGCGATAGATTTGTTAATCTGTTGTGGCATATATGAATCTGAAGTCTTACAAATACAAGGAGGAAAAGACGCTTGTGAGCTTCTAGCCACAGGAGAACTCAAAGATAAAATATTATCAGCCAAACGCATACCTATCATAGAATTTATGCTTTTGAATTTATGCAAAAAAAGCGATTCCATAGAGTCAATGAATTTAACCATCATAGAGATAAAAAAATTCTTAGCCACGATAAAAAATGATTTCATAAAAGCGACTTATACCCAAAAAGCATCAGAGCTTTTAAACATACCTGCTTATTATTTAGAAGTAAAAGAGACTAGCAAGATAACGATGCCAAACCCTACCTTTAGCCTCACAGAAGCTAGTATCATAAAAACTATCATCTCAGAGCCGCAAATGATAGATATTGTGATTGATTGGCTAGATATTGATGATTTTTCTATCTCCTTGCAAGGTTGTGTGCAAAATTTAGCAAAAGGGATTATCGATTCACAAGCAAGAGAGATAGCCTTAAATGACTCTATCCCATTATGTTCAAATATAGTTAAAAGCCTAAGGGCAGTATATGAAATATCTAGCAAAAAGAAAATGAAAAATATCAAATTCTCAAATATCCCTATAGAAGAAAAATTTAAAAAAATCATTTCCATAAGAGAGAGATTATTGAAATGGAAATAACACAATTAGCAAAATTAGAACTAGCCACGCGAGAACTATGCCGCAGGAGTTTGAAATATTTCTTATTACAAAAGTGGCTAAATTACGAACAAAAAAGATTCAATGATAATTGGCATTATGATTATATAGCCAAATACTTGCAATCTTCACTCACTTCTAATCTCAATCGATTGATGATAAATCTCCCTCCAAGCTATGGCAAAACAGAACTCATTGCTAGGACTTTTATTCCTTGGGCATTAGGGAATAACCCAACACATAAATTTATGTATGTAACCTATAGTGATGAGCTTTATATAAAAATCTCAAACCAAATCAGGGAAGTGATGAAAAGCCCATGGTATAAAAAGATATTTGGAGAAGTGCATTTTATCCAAGACAATACCAAAGAATGGGTATTAAAAAGTGGTGGAGGATTATTTTCTACGACCCTAAAGAGTCCTATCACAGGGTTCCACGCACATACAATATTAGTTGATGACCCGATAAAAGCATCTGATATATCTTCTAGGGCTGAGCGAAGGAGGGTGATTGACAATTTTAGAGAATCCATTTTATCAAGGCTACTTGAAGATGAAGAGAGTAAGGCTACTATCATCATTATGATGCAGAGGCTATCTGAAGAGGATTTATGTGGGTATTTACTCAATCCTAAGAATTTCAAAGGCATAGAGCAGTCTCAATGGAAGGTAGTGAGTTTAAAAGCCCTCAATCTTACAAAAGAAGTCTATGAATGTGAAGATTTTACCTACACAAGAGAGCCAGGAGAGGCATTATTTCCCAGCAGGCATTCCATAGATAGCCTCAAACAAATAGAGCTAGAGATGGGAGCTGATGCTTTTAGCACCCAATACATGCAAGACCCTCAAGTATCTGAAGCAGGATATTTTCAAGCCCAGTATTTCAAGACAATAAATTCTTTTGAAGTCCCTAATCAAAATATGTATATTTTTGTCGATACAGCTGAAAGCTTACAAACCACAGCTGATAATAGGGCTATTGTCGTATTTGGTATGAGTGTAGAAGATGAGAGAGAGCAAGTGATTGTGTATGATTGTTTTTTTGGTATATGGGATGAGGAAGTGATGGTAGATTCTATCATAGAAGCTATGAATCTCTACCCTAGTGCTAGTGTTTTTATTGAGCAAGCAGGAGGAGGGATTACTATCACGCGATTACTGTATAAAAAGATTGCCCTTGTAAATGCAAGGCTTAGGAATGAGAATAAACCCATTTTGATAAACGCAATCAATCCCTACCAAGCAAGCCGAAAAATATCAAAAGTAGAGAAAATCAAAGCCCTAAGACCTTATTACAACACAGGACAATTAAAGTTTATCCATAGTGCAAGAGGACTAGATCAAATCAAAAGCGAGCTATTATCTTTCAATCCAGAAAAACCACATAAAAAAGATGATTGTATCGATGCCCTAGCTAGTGGGCTTGTGAATGAGGATGTAAGAGGGCTTATCATCACAACGAATGAAGAGACAAAAGATGATTTTATCCCTTATGAACGGAGTGGTTGGAATGTCTAGACCCACTCATTATAATGTAAAAAAGAGGAATCTATTACTAAAATCACCTCTTTATACCATACACAAAGATATTTTAGACAAGCTTTCAAAACTATCAATCTATGAGTCTCAAAGTGTTTCAAAAATAGTTCATAGTGCTATTTTATTTTATTTGATGAAGGATAAAAATGAAGAAATCTATCAAAAGATCAAGCTATGCAAAAAATACTATAAGAATAGAAAAAAGATACAACCTTCCAAAAGCCATCATAAAAAAAATAAAAAAACAATCCAAAAACCTATCTGTATCACAAAGTTATTTGATTGAAAAAATCACACTAGATTATATCAATACCCTAAAACATACCGACCTTTTTTTATATGAGTTGTTGGATTAGAATGCTTATAAAATCTTAGGAGAGCCAAATGCTAGATAAAGATATTCCACAAGAAGACCAACAAGCCCAAAATATCCCTAATAATAGTGATAATGCTAGTGATGATATTGATACTGATAGCCAAGCTTTAGAACAATTACAAAAAGAATTAGAAGAAGCACAAGCGAATGTCAATAAAAATTTTTCTGATTATGCGAGTGCTAGATTAGAAGATAGCCCAGAATTAGAAGAGTTGTTTTTTAATGACAAAAAAGAGTTTATAAACGCACTTTTACAATTACAACAAAATTTTATAGATGAAAATATCAACTCAAAAAGACAAAAAGTAAGCGAGCTACACAATTCAGTGATGAATAAAAAAATAAATTCGCAATACCAAAAAGCAAAAAATCAATTTTTACAAGATAATCCAAACGATAATCCTGATGAATTGATAAGCTTTGCCAAAGACAATATCCCCCCAAAGCAATTAAATGAATTAACTCAATTAAGCCCGCTAGAGTTCTTAAAAGCAGTCAAAAAAATAAGAGATTCTAATACCTCTGGGCAAGACTCAATCCCCCAAGAGCTAGAAGGAACCCCCGGGGATTCTATGGCTTCAGGTATTGGTAGTAGGAATGCACGCAGTGCATTTAGCAGGGATTAAATCCAAAATTATAAGGAAGTAAAAATGAATAAAAATGAAATAAGATATGAAGAGTTTGGAGACAATCCATTAGTAGCAGTCAAAATAGCCGAAAAAATGGAAGAAGGCTATGTCGCTGATAGTATGTTTGAACCACTGATGGGCAGGAGTGAAGACAGACCGATTCGCACTTACCCACATAGCACAATGGAACCTTACCGACCTAAGCTATCTGACCAGCTTAATGGTGATGGTGTGAGTGGTAATACAGATTTAGATAAAAATATCGATAGTTACAATCGATATTCTCAAACCATAAATCCGATTGTCAAACGTAATTCGCTGCTTTCTGAAATCAAAGAGTATCGAGTGATAAAAGACCCTCAATTTGTAGCTGATAGTGAAAGGAAGCTACAAAACTGGATGACGATGCAAAGTGATAGGATGATAGTAGCAGCCCTCAGTGCTAATATGAGTAATGTGATTTGTGCTGCAAATTCTACAATAGGCTATCATGATGGCAAAGCAGCCAAAAGCGTTAAAGAATATTGTGAAAATATTAGTGCAGGTGATATTGTGAGTGTTGCTACTTTGAAAAAAGCTATTTCTATGGCACGATATGGATTGAAATACAACGGAGAGGAAACTTTTGCCCTCAGGCCTTCTAGGATTTCACAGCTAACAGAAGGCGGGATAAAGATTTATAAGACTTCTTATTTGATATTGCTAGATAATTATCAATCCGAACAGCTTCAATCTGATCCTGTTTGGATAGATATGCATGCTAGAGCAGGCAATAGAGGATACGCAGAAAATAAGCTATTTAGCGGGCTATTAGGTGAGATTGATAATTGCCCTGTTATCAATATGGGTTTATGGACAAAAACACAAGCAGGATTGTTAAACACTTCTATCCCACAAAGTGATTTTGAAAAATATGTCAATTCTGCATTAAAAAATTTTGTCTTAGGAGATTATGCAGGTAAAGATTCTCATCATACTAGTATCGGGGCTATAGTAGGTGGCACAGCGATTGCTTATGTTGGCTCGCCTATTAGCTTTATCATTGATCAAACAGCAGACAGCGGCACAAAGATAAAATGTGGTGTTTCAAAAATATTAGGCATAGCCAAGACTTGCTATGAAGTTACACAAGAAGATGTAGAAAACCCACTTTATCATAATCAAGATTTTGGCGTTATTGGCATCATTTCATCAAAGGAGTAAAAAATGATAAGACAAAGAATACTACAAAACCCTATTTTAATACCCATAGTTGTAGGAGCTAATAAATTCATACAAGATAAAATCACTTCTATGAGTATAGCAGTTTTGCCAAAAGGCTATACCTTGATGTCTTTGAATGTAGAGCTACTATCCTCTTTTGGCACAGGTATCACTTGTGATCTAGGCACTAAGGATAACACTGATTTATTTGCTAAAGGCATTGTTTTATCCACACAGGCAAATACGGAGAGTTCTACTAAGACTACTTTATCGAGTTCTCAAGAATTAGTCCTAAGCTTAAATAAAATCCCTACTCAAAAAGAAGGGATACTAGCTGTTAGGATAATGATGTTTTCACCCTCAGCGACCTATATGGAGATATAAGTGTCTATGATTGAAGATATGTTTTTAGGCAATATGCCTAAACCAAAACCAAAACCAAAAGAGGTAAAGCCAATGACAAAACCAGCAGCAATGCTAACCCCTGCTTCCAAAATTCCATCACCAGTTGAATCCAAAGAAGCCACAAGTCAATTTTATGTGAATGTGATAAAACTCAAATTCATAGGAGAGGATTTTATCATCCGCACAAGGTATAACCAACACTTTAAGCTTAAAAAAAATGATATTGTGTATCTACCAAATGATGCCTATGGCTTAGCTTTTGCTAGAATGAAGATATTTGAAATGCTAGATTGATTGTGTATGATACAAGTTCAAGATATTATCTTATCTTTAAGGAGTAGGCTAAGGGATAAGGCTGTCCAAAAAGAATATAGTGATAATGAATTGCTAGATTTAATCAATATGGCTTATATCACTATAGCTACGAGATTAAAGGTATTTTCTTCTCATATTGAATTTGATTTATCTCAACTTTCAAATATCTTAATGCCAATAGATTGCATAGCTCTCATTAATGTATTTTATGACTCTTACCCTATCGATATATTACCCACAAACTATTTATTAAAAAACAAGCTAGGTATCAAAACACTCTCTTGCACACTCAAAGGCAACCAAATAGAATTATACCCCCCTAAAGATACAGGCATTTTAGCAGTGGATTATCATTTTATCAAGCGGATTTTAGGGATTGAAGATTATTTACAATTGAGTGATTTTTATAAAGAAGCCATATTATTTTATTGTATGTTTTTAGCCCTGCAAAAAGAGACAAGAGTCGATAGCATTCAAAAGTCTCAGTATTACCAGAGCTTATATGAATTAGAAATCCAAAAAATAGCCCTTATCAATTCTGAAATCAATACCACTGCTGATTTAACCACACAATACCAAAGGATTTAATGATGGATGCCACTACTAGTTATATCACTAAATACAACTTAATCCAAAATGCTATCAAGTCCTCTGAACTCTATACTGAAGCTATAGAAGCTTTTAAAAACGGGCTTGTTGAATTTTCCTTTACCCCACAAGAAAAGGCTAACGCTTATGCTTCCTTTTTAGCACAGACAGTTTTAGGGCTTCAAGCCCAAAGTATGGATACAGCCCTAAAGATAGAACTCACGCAATTACAAGCTGATGATTTGAAGAACAAATCAGCCCTAGAAGCCCAAATTTTAAAATACCAAGCCCTAAGTGCAGCATTCCAATCTGATACTTCCCATTACGCACTAGAAGCAACCAAAGCCCAAGCCTTACAAGAGAAGATAAAATGTGATGTTTTGGTAAAATCAGCTAATGACAACACAGCTATCAATAAATGTAATTCTTTAGTAGAGCTAATGAATGTGATGGGTAATGCAACGAGCTATCCTGTGATAAAGCCACTCATAGATGATGTGAATAAATCAATCTATAGTATCGGTAAAGGCGGCGAGCTAAACTATAATGATGAGTTGAAGTCTTTAGAAATAGAAGAGGAAAAATACCGACTTTTCATTTATACTTCAAAAAATATCTTAAGTGTGAATGAAAATGTGATTTTTGGAGTCGTGCATAATATCTTAAATCCTGATGCAATCATATGGACTATAGAAGAAGAAGAAATCAAAGATACCCAAAACATTCAGTATTCTTTTGATTCCATAGGGTATAAAAATATCAAAGTCCTTATCAAAAAGCAAGCCAAAGAATTCAAAGAATCTATCATTATCAAGGTAGAATAAATGTCTATAATGGATTATTTTACTAAGAATACTTATGAATCCATAGCCCAAAAGTATCATCTCAAACAAATCACACCATCAGTTGCAGGTGGTTTACAAAACAATAAAGATTATGGCACACAATCTAATATAAGTGTTAGTTTTGGTGGTAATTCAGTTTCTAGTATTGCCCTTAGCCTTGCTTCTAGTCTTGCCAATAATTTTTTATCAACCATATCAAAAGTCAATATTGAAAAATATAATTTACCTAGCAGTGAAATACAAGGAAAATTATTTTTTCTTCTCTCCTTCAATCCTTTTTCAATTTTGGCTAATGGAACGCTATATAAAGAAGGCAGAGCAGGCAGTGATACTTACAACCCACTCACAGCCTACGAACCCTATAAATACATATTAGGCAAACCCTCTTATGATGAATTTAATGATATTTTACAGGGCAGGACTCATTATAAACTAGCAGGTAATAAAGATTATTATGATAATACTTTCAGCCCAGCAAATTGGGATAATAAATTCAAAGAATCATCTCAAACCCAACGGCTTAAAAAATATACTGATAGGATATTACAAATCAATAAAGGTTATAAAGAATTAGATAATTTAGGTTTTTATGTAGGTGATATAAACAATAAAAATACAATGGTTTGGTTTGAAACAGATGAGAATCATTTTATCTTAGAAGAAAATCATAAAGCTAAAAAAATCACTAGTTTTAATTATTGGTATAAAAAAGAAATCAAGCAAGTAACCAAACCTATTTTTAATAATTTGAAATATCAAGGTTATTCAAAAAAGCGTTAGATTTCAACCCGACCTTTTTTACCCTCACATATATCTATACAATATACCTTAAAGATAAATCCGTAATAGATTCACAAAGTGAATCAAGTAAAAATGAATATCAGGGTAAAGGCAGGATATGAGATTTGATTTTGAAAGTGCTAAAAAAGCCGGAGCAAGTGATGAGCAGATTTTAAATTTTTTGCAATCCACACCGTATAATGACTCTATCTCTACCTTAAAAAATGCAGGCTTAGAGCCTTCCAATATACTCAATATCCTATCAAACATCTCCAATATCCCAGATAAAAGCCCTACCCAGCCCACACAACAACCCAACCCAATACCTAACCCAAATAATGACAATAACACTAATGGAAGTAATGAGGTTGGCTTTATCCCAAAAGCTATTTATGATGTTAGCGGGCTAGATTTTAGCAAAGACCATACCTTATCAAAAGAGCATAAAGAAAATATCAAAAACATTTTTTCACAAAATATACCTTTTGATAAGCTAGATTCTTCACAATTACAAGCCATAGATAAAGAATATGATAATTTGAATGATGCTTATAAATATAAGGATAAATTTGGCAGACCTGATTTTTTAACCCAGAGTGCACAAAAATACCAACAGATAAAAAAAGCTAGAGAAAATCAAGCCCAAGTTAGGGAATTAATAGATAGTAACTTAGATTATGATGAGTTAAATGATGCTCAAAAAGAAGCTATCAATAAAGAATTATCCTTTAAAGATAAGCTAATAAATTCATTCCATAGAGACTCTAGCAATTGGAAAAGATTCAAAGAAGAATATAGCGCTAACCTCATAGAACCAGAAGTTTATGAGAGATTATCCCAGCTAAATAATGTATCCAAAGAAAAAAGCATCTCTAACCTTTTTACCCAAGACCCACAAGCCAAACAACAATACATGCAAGATGTTTACAAGCTAGCTACAAGTGCAGGTTTTGATGATGTCTTATTTGACAAAGATAAGATGTTTTTTCAAAAGAATGATCAAATTTATAGGGTAAAAGATGGCTTTTTAGATACGATTTTAGATGATATAAAATCTATGAAATACGAAATAGGCAACTCAATAGCTGGGGCATTTTCTGGAGGAATTGCTGGGGCAAAATATGGCAAAAATTGGCAATCAAAAGTAGCAGGTGGGCTTGTTGGTTCAGCCCTTGGTGCTTATAGCGGAGCAGGACTTGATTATGCCTTGAATAATTGGGCATTAGATAGGAAGGCTGACAATAAAGAGCTATTGAATAAAATGGGCGAAGCCGGAGCATTAGATTTGATAGGCAATACTGCATTATTAGGGAGTGGCAAATTATTAGCCAAGTCTTACAAATCCCTCATTAATACCCCTAGTTTTATCAAAAAATCTTTAAAATATGCAAAACAACAAGCCATTAATGTCAATGTGAATGCTATCCCTAAAGTGATGGAATCTGTAGGCATTCCTTACCAAAAAGCAAAAGATATATCCAAACAATTTGAAAAATATTATGAGACAAGATATAGTGTGAATGACCCAGATACCCTTATAGGCAAAATACTAGATTCCATCCCTACAGACAAAGATGTATTAGAAAAAGAAAAAATAGCCTTTGATGTCGCTTATCAAAACCCTGTTTTATTCAAACACATCGCTCACGTAGCCCAAAAAAACCCACAATTTTCACATACCCTTTATACCATCATCACTGATAGAGCTAACAAAATAGCAAAAAATCCAGATATAGAATTAGGCGATATACAGAGTGCTATTAAAGGCTATGAAAGCGATTTGAAGCAAGAATATGGACAGAGTATAGATTTATTCAAACAAGTCTTACCAAAATATAGATTTTACCCACAAGATTTTATAGATAACAAATTAGAATCTTTACAGAGGCATTTAGGCGAATCCAAAAGTGAGGGTATCATCACAGGGATAAGGAACCAGCTTGAAGATATAGGAGATAGAGGCATTGATGTAGAGGATATGATTGATTTACGCAAAACTATCAACAAAAATTTACGAACTCATAAATACAGCTACAACGATAAAGGCACACTAAAAGATATTAATAGCTATATAGACAATGAGATTTATACTGCCCTAGAAAAAAATTTACCCGATAATGAAGCCTTAGGCAATAAGCTTAAAACTCAATGGCAGGATGTGAATGCAAAATATGCAGAACTCTCATCACTTCAAGATACCAAACTATACAAAGATATTTTTAGCAAAAATTATAATAGTGATAATAAGCTAAGTGCTTCTTTTTCTAAATGGCTTGGCACAAAAGATAAGCTAAGTGATACTATCATAGGCAAGCTAGATTCTAGGATGCAAGATCTAACGCAAAGTTATATCATCTCAAAAGAGATTGAAAAACATATCCAACGCACTAATACAGCAGGCAAATATGTAGATTGGCTAAGCCTTAGGGATTCATTAGATAAGCTAGAGACAAAAATCACTAATGAGAGCTTAAAAGATTATATCTCTGAGCTAAGAGGAATGAGCCAATTATTTTATAATGATGCCCAGATAATGAAGATGATACAAAACGGAGATATCGCAGTTTCTATTGGAGCTAATGGATTATCAACCAATTACATCACAAAATTTCATACTTCTTTTGTTAACTCTACTTTCAAAAAGCTTCTAGCTTACTTGCCAACACAAACAGGTAGGAACTTAGCTTTTAGGTATCATATTCAACAATCACTAAAACACTCAAGAACTTCAAAAGATTTTATCTTCGATCTCATTTCCTCAGAGGCGACCCCCCCAGCACTCATAAAAGAGCTAAAAAATGAAGTCCTTCATTACACAGGCACTTTAGGCAAAGTATTAGATTCAGCCGCAGAACAAATACAAAGGAATGATGAAAAAAGTTTTTTGAATATGATAGAAGCTTCAAAAAATTATGAATTAGGAATCCATAAAAATCAAGACTTTGGCACTAATTACCCACAATTTTATCACTTAGGCAAGCAAGCCATAGAGCATTTATTAACTACGAAAGAAGGGCAAGTCCAGGGAGCTTTTTACAAAGAAGGCTTAGGTGATATAGACTTAGTGTATGGAGATGATAAATTTGGCTTAAAACATATTTTTGATAAACATCCTGAGGTAGTTGATAAGATACCTGAGATCATAGAGAATGGAGAGGTTATTACAAGTGATTCAGGAATTCAAACTATTAAGCTAAAGGATTTTAAAGTTGGTTTATCCAATGGTTGGCATAACAAAGGTAATAATAATTGGATAATAACAGCATATGAAGATTTAAGAGATAAGGGTAAGACGTTCGACTCTACCCTTTCAAGTCCAGAGGAGGCTCTCCCTGAAATCTCTAGTAGGTTGTCTCATTCAGATATCCGACCAAGTAATGAGCTTGCGTCAAGGGATGGCAACGATCTACCCTCAAACAACCTTCAACCCAATCCTACCACAACCGAGCTAAAAAATCAAGACTTTGGAACCAACTACGCAGAATTTTATCACTTAGGCAAGCAAGCCATAGAGCATTTATTAACTACGAAAGAAGGGCAAGTCCAGGGAGCTTTTTACAAAGAAGGCTTAGGTGATATAGACTTAGTGTATGGAGATGATAAATTTGGCTTAAAACATATTTTTGATAAACATCCTGAGGTAGTTGATAAGATACCTGAGATCATAGAGAAGGGTAATATAGTAAAACAAAATGATTTAAGGTATAGGATTGAATTAGATAATAAAGTTGTTGGTTTAGTTGGAGAGTATAAGGGTAATAAAAAAGATTGGATTTTAACCGCATTTGAAAAAGAAGCTACCCCCCAGATTTTCAGCGATGAAGGGTTAAAATCTGAATCGCACAATCTATCAAATAAGCTTCAATACAAGGATCACTCACTTCCAGCATATCCGCACCAAAAGCAATTTAAGCCTGAACCTTCAGCACATCGAATTCAAGATGATCCTAAACCCAATCCTACCACAACCGAGCTAAAAAATCAAGAACCTATCAAAGGCAGGGATATAAAAAAACGCAAGTTAACACTAGAAAACCCAAAGAGAAAAATAGATATTGTTTATAAAGTGATTGAAGCAAAAGATTTAAAGCCTAATTTTATTGGCGGTTCTGGTATGCAGTATCGATACGCAGATAATCAAAATGCTATCACAAAAATAGTTGATGATTTTGATGCAGATATACATTTTGGCAAAGAGGGCGGTTTTGATGGTGTGCCTATTGTTGATTATAGAGGTAATATTTTAGCAGGCAATCATAGAAGCCAAGCGATATTAAACCTTTACAAACACAACAAACAAAAACCTTATATCGAAGGCATAGAAGAATATTATGACAAAGATATTTTAAAAGGATTCAAACAGCCTCTTATCGTGCGTGTTTTAGAATCTAAAGATGATGAGCTAATAAATTATTTAGCAAAAATCAGCAACAAAGACAGAGAAAATTCACTAAGTGATAGATTGGTAACTTATGCAGCTATGATAAAGCCGCATTTAAAAAGTCTTGAAATTCATGGAAATTTAGAAAATAATCAAGATATAGTCAACATACTTAAATTGCAAGGATTAGATTCTAAGGATGCAGGCAGAGGCATTATCGGTATACTCAATGAAAATATCCCTAAAGCAGTTGATAGCTACCTAAGAAGAGCGACCAAAGCCCAAGCAGGAGAATTATTAAATATATTGATTGATAACGCATACTATTTATTCAATATCAGGCAATTATCTAAACAAAGCCCTAAGTTTAAACCATTTGATTTAACCCATTTATTAGATACAGCCATAAGGACAATTCCAACAAACACAAGCACAAGTCCTACCCAACTCATGGAAGAAGTAATTGATAAATATTATTCACGATTTATTGAAATGGTCGATGCACATAAATACGCTGATCTTGTTGGCGATCCAAAAGAATTCAAAAGCGATGTATTAGGCGTATTTTTAGCCAGCCTAATAGGCAGGAAAGATAAAGGAGTAGAAGCCTTTAGAACTAGGTATGAACAAGCCCTAGAATCAGCCAAAGAAATACTAAATGGGGATTTTTATCACCCTCCTAGAGATATTGATGAATGGGATATGATAAGAGGCTTGCTTAATGGCAAAGGTGAGATACTAGATAATGATACTATAGATTCAAGACTTCTAAAAAATGATTATAAAGAGAAATTTTTTGAATTGATACAAAAAGCACAAGATTGGGATAACCTAACTAAAGCTTATGAGAAAGAATCAAGTATATCATCTGAATCTTTTACAAAAGGGGATAGTCTCTCTAAAAACTCAAATAAGCTTAATTCTAATCCTACCACAACACAATTTAAAAATCAAGACTTTGGAACCAACTACCCGCAATTTTATCACTTAGGCAAGCAAGCCATAGAGCATTTATTAACTACGAAAGAAGGGCAAGTCCAGGGGGCTTTTTATCGTCCTGAAATTGGAGATATTACTTTGGTATGGGGGAAGGAAGGCAGTGGTAAATCCGATGGCTTTGGATTAGCCAAAATTGCTAAATACCATCCTGAAGTGTTAGATAAGCTTGATGATTTAGTTCAAACCCTACCAATCAAAACACAAACCGAAGGAAGGTATCAATTAGAAAATGAACATTACAAAATTGGTATTAGAAAAGATTATGAGGGTAATGTTGAAAATTGGATTTTAACCGCATTCCAAAAAGATACCAGCACTGTTTCTCGCAGGACAGACTTGAAAAACACTCCTGATAAAGCCGTTAGTAAGACTACACTAACAAGTGTTGAATATAGCAAGAAATCAAATAAGTTTTCATCCTCTAATGATTTTACAGAAAGTGAGGGTCTACTTTCAAACTCACAACCCAATCCTACCACAACACAATTTAAAAATCAAGACTTTGGCACTAATTACGCAGAATTTTATCATAAGGGTAAAGAAGCCATAGAACATTTATTAACTACGAAAGAGGGACAAGTCCAGGGAGCATTTTACAAAGAAGGCTTAGGGGATATAGACTTAGTGTATGGAAAAGTGTGGAAAAATAATAAGGATGAAATAGAAGGTTTCGGATTAGCTAAAATAATAAAAAAACACCCAGAAATAACACCACAAATACTTGCTGATATTGTAAATAATGGGAAAATTAATAAAGCAGAAAATCAAGCTATAACTATTACTAAAGATAATTTTAAAGTTGCTTTAAAATCTAATTGGCAAGGTAAACCTACAAAAAATCATTGGGTTATTACAGCGTATGAGGATACCAGAGCAAATAGTAAGATTATCGACTCTACTATTTCAAGTCCAGATGAGACTCTATCTGAAATCTCTAGTAGGTTGTCTCATTCAGATTCTCAACCAAGTAATGAGCTTGCGTTAAAGGATGGAACCAATCTACCCTCAAACAACCTTAATTCTAATCCTACCACAACCGAGCTAAAAAATCAAGAATCCAAAAAAATCCAATCCAATCCATATTTAGGAGCTGGTATTGTTGGAGGATTAGGTGGATTAGAAACTAGCAATGATGATAATGAGGGAGATGAGCTAAATATGTTGATTGGTTCTTTGAGTGCTATAGTTGGGATTAAAGGTATCAAATACCTTTTAAATCGCAATCCAAACCTATTAAAAAATGTTTTAATCCATCACTTTCCAGACAAAAAGCAAGCCATAGATAAAGCCTTCAAAAAAGAAATAAGAGGTATTTATAATGTGGCCTATCATGATAAAAAAGCCACGATGATCAAAAAAGATTTAGAGAATATAGATAATGCGATACGATTGACTAAAGGTTATCATAGAGAAAAAACTAACAGAGGAAAGGGTACAGAGCATATTATCATAAAACATCAAGCAAATACTAATAGAAGAGGTTACATAACTCAAGATGAGTTATTGAATCTAGGCAATTCTATAAGGCAATACCTTAAAAATCATCAAGAACCTTTTATCGATAAAAACGGAAGTCGTATCTATGAATGGGAAAATAATGAGGGTATTAGGTTTAGGGTTATTACACACATACCAAAGGGGCGTCAGACTTCTGTCGTTCATTATTCAACCTTTGGTAATGAAGATATTATAACATTTTATTCTGATAGGAATCTTAAACATAAAATGCAATTCAAAAATGATAAATTACAAAAATCCTTAAGCAAAGCAGGATAAAAATGAAAGACATTACCCAACTCAATTACTTTTATGAAGAAGCAAGGAATGGCAATTATGAAGCTTTAAGTGAGTATAAGCTTGCCAAACAATACCTTCATGGCAAGCAATTAGATGCCAAGACCATAGACATACTCAAAAGAAGAGGACAGCCTATATTATGGGAGAACATCTATCAAATGCTTAGCACAAAGATACTTGGCTATAAATCCATATCCGCACAAGAAATACAAGTCATTGGCAGGCAAGAGAGTGATAAAGAGGTAGCCTTAGTTATCAATGAGATCATAAAAAGCTTAGTAGACAATGAAAGCTATGAAATGCAAAAAGAAAAAGCTGACTTTGATTTACTCTTAGGGATGAGTGTGATGCAATTATGGGTAAAAGAAGATAAAGAAAATGATTACTTAGATATTACCTTTAGGCATATCCCAACTCATAGTTTTTTGCTAGACCCTTACTCACAGACAAACGATGCCTCTGATGCCAAATACATGCATAAAGTCGTAGAGCTAGATAGAGACAATGCGTTAGCACTCTATGGCAGGGCAATAGATTCTATCCCACTCAATCAAAACGCAAATTTCAGACAAAGGATTGAATTGATTGAAAGTTGGTTTAAAGAGTATGAAAAGGGTAATTTCGTATGGAATCGCTATATTTGGCATCCTAGTGTTATCTTGAGTTTCCAATCCAATCCTTTTGGGCTAAATACACATCCTTTTTCTATCCGAAAGCTATATATTGATGATAAAAATATTTGGTATGGGATTTATCGAAACATAAAGCCGCTTCAAGATTATATCAATCTAGCAGAAAACCGCACAGCAAATATGATGGGTAGTGCTAAGATTATTTATGAAGAAGGAGCTGTTAGGGATAGCAATGAATTCGTGCGAAATATCTCAAAAGACAACTCTGTTACTAAAGTAAACGCAGGAGCCTTAAGCAGAGGAATGATAAGGTTTGAGCGGCACAACGCTGACATCGCAGCCCTAAGCCAAAAAAGCAATGAAAAAAGACAACTAGCCAAAACCCTAAGCGGCCTAAATGATGAAGCCTTAGGCTTAGCAGTCAATCGAGTCAGTGGCACAGCCATAGAACAACGCACAAACGCAGGGCTTATTGGGATACAAAAATACTTAAAAGCAAGTGATGATATGGATAGGACTACCTTTAGGATAGCGATAAATTTGATATGCAAATATTTCACTAAAAGGCAAGTTTTTGCTATCGTAGAGCCAAAAGGTGCGAGCCGCTATTTTGTGATAAATGATGTGAGTAGAGATGATAAGGGTAATGTAGTTGTGAATGAAAAAGGTATCCCTATCATTAGGAATAAAATATCAGTAGGCAAATATGATATCATCATAAAATCTAAGCCCAAAGCTTATGGTAAAGAGGATAGGTTTGCTTATTGGAGTGAGATGATAAAAACCATAGCTGGCATAAGACCTGATATTATCCCAGCACTCTTACCGCTTATGCTAGAAGATTCAGATAGCCCAGTAGCTGATGAGATAAGAGAAGTATTAAGCCAAATTGACAGCCAGCCTAACCCACAAGCAGAGCTATCTATGCAAACAGCCCAATTAGGAAATGAAAAGCTAAAAGCAGATATTGAATACCTAAAATCCAAAGCAGCCAATCCCAAATGAGTTATAAACATTTCTTAAGTTTATAATACTTGATGAGGGTTAGATACTGCCAAAGGCTAAATAAGCCTTTGGTTTATCTTAGGATTAATATAACTTGTTTATTAATAAACAAAGTAGTATAATCATCACTAAGATATGTTTCAGTATCTTGATTTTATTCAAATCTATCACCTCATTTCGAGGTTATAAATTTGTCAGAGGTTCTGACCCTCTGGCAAAACCTCATTTATATTATACACAACTAAAATTCAAAAACCTAGCACAATATGATAAATAAATTATGGTATTGGTTTTGCTTTCATTTTCTTTTGTAATTTTAGATTTAAGGGCAAAATATGGAATTTTCAACTCTTGCATCAGTTGCAGGTTGGTCAGTTGGTGCAGTGAGTCTTTGTGTAACATTTATGGCCGTATTTGTAGCTATTTATGCTATTTTTTTACAACGTTCGATGTCTAAAAAACTCAAAGAAGAGATCATACAAAAAGCAGATAAAAAATTAAATAAAGCCCTTGAAGAACCAGCAATTTTGGAAAAGTTTATCAAAGCTATTATAGCAAGTGAAGATTTTAGAACAAGGATTGCAAGTATGGTTGATATACAGATTGAAAATATATTGGATTCGCGAGCAACATTAGAGGATAAAAATTTGGTTCATATGGTAAATGAAGATATAATTAATAAGTTCAATTCAAAGAAGGAGGATAAATGAAGCTAGAAGATTTAAAAACAATGCTCATAGGCAAAACTCCAGAAGAGATGATAGAATTATTTGAAATAAAAGATGTACCTATAGATATTAAAAGTATTTTAAGGAATAAGTTAAATATAAAAATTGATGAAAAATTAGATTGGAATAAGTTAGCTTTAGATGGGTCAGTTTACCTAAAAAATGATTATCCTGAGATATGGCTAAACAATTCTGTTTCTGAAGGCAGACAAAATTTCACTTTAGCGCACGAATTAGGGCATATCGTTAATGATATACTTCCTAATACTCAAAACTACCAAGACCCAATAAAAGATGATTACGATACATTGTATCGCAGAGGAACAGGCGATAAGCAAACCAATCGTATGGAAACAAAAGCTAACGACTTTGCTGCTAGATTTTTAATGCCTGCTACTTTTATATATCAAGAAGCTAGAAAGCTTACAGAAAGCGAAGATTTTGATAAAATCAATCTTGAAGAGGTTATAAAAAGGATGGCAAATCGTTTTAGAGTTTCTTATGAAGCGATGAAATGGCGACTTATCAATTTAGGCTATATCAATAAAGATAAATTATAAACCTAGCACAACAATCAATCTAACCCCGGTAATCTTCTAGCTTTAGAAGATTTTATATGTTCTTTTACTTATAAACATTTTTTCCGTTTATAATAAATTGATACTATTTAATAATATAAAATTAAGGATAATTTGATGTTATTATATTTTGGCGTATCAGGGTTTTATTCTTTTGGGGAGGAAGAGCAAATTATCGATTTTAGGGCAAAACCTAGAAGCCGCTTATCCAATACAAAATATGAAGACAATTTTAATCTATCTAGCAAATACAAGCCTATGAAATCAGCGGTATTTTTTGGTAAAAATGCTTCAGGAAAAACAAATTTATTTATGGCAATCAAAACCTGTATCTCTATCATAAAAAAAGGATTCACAGCCACTCAAGTAGAAAATGAATATTTTCAAAATACACTCAATCAAGGATGCAAATCCATTAGCTTTAAATTAGGTATATCCAATAAAGATAATTTTTTTGAATTTTTTATTAAATTCAATCAAAAAGATATTTTAGAAGAAACTTTAAAGCAAAATGGCAATGATATTTATGTATTCAAAAGCAAAAAAATGCTTTTTGGTAAGGCAATTAGCAGCCTATTTAAAGACGAAGAGCTTAAAATTTTGAATGATTTTTTTTCAACAAAGTCTACTGAATCTAATTTATTGAAACTTAAAGACTTTGCGATAAATCAAATAGAAGATTTTTTAAAATGTATTGATAATATCGTTATTTATATGAGTAGCAGTTATTCAAAAGATTACTCAATGGATTTTACAGAATCCAAAAAACAATATTTCAAAAAAAACAAAAATATCATACTAGGTATTTTACAAATAATTGATGATTCAATAATTGATTTTGATTTCAAACAAAACAATAAAGAGCAAAAATATGATCTTTTATTTTTACGAGCCAATGCCTCATTTAGGTTTCAAATAGAATCAGAAGGTATCAAAAAAATCATACAATTAATGAGCTCACTAAGTGATATTATCAAACAAGACAAAATACTAATCATAGACGAGCTAGATTCTTGTATCAGCACACAAGCCCTCATTAGGCTTTTTAATGAATTCATAAATACAGAAAAAAACCAAGCAGGGCAACTCATTGTATCAACTCATAACATACTCCTTTTTGATATAACTTTTTTGAATTCTGCCCAAATTTTCCTCATCACTAAGGATAAATTCCTTTGCACTCAAGTACGTAGCTATCATGAGTTTGATATTAGAAGTGAAAAGAAAAATGCCTATTTGGATTATCTAAAAGGTTCTTATGATGAGTAAAAACCGCACTAAAAAAAGGAAGGTAAAAATCCTTTGTGAGGGTGAAAGTGAAAAATATTATCTCACAGCCTTACTTGAATCTCTAAAATCAGATAATTATGATATTGCAGTGCAAAATAATTACAAAACCTTAAACAACCTTATACAAAAAAACGAAAAAATATATGATATTGTCATTGTAGTTATAGATTTAGATATTGCCAAAGATAAGCAAGAATTAGAATACCTAAAAAGACTAATCAATACCCTAAAAAAAAGGAAAGACAAAAGCCATATATTTTTAACTCATTTTGATTTTGAAGATTGGTTACGATACCACTTTAAACCATTTCTCCGTAAGGATAAATTAGCCCAAAGACTAGGATGTAAAAATCCACAAGAGCTTAAATCAAAACAAAACATTTATAAAATCATTCAATCTAAAGACGGGGATATAAAAAATGCCGAAGAATATTTTAAAAATCTTCCTTTATTTTGTAGTAGAGAATTAAAAATATTTCAAGAATATCAAAACACTACTCAAAGCAATCTTTATTATTTCAGGGATTATATGCTTCATATATCCAAAACTTAACCTTATCCTAACCCCGGTAATCTTCTAGCTTTAGAAGATTTTATATGTTCTTTTACTTTCAAGATAGAGTAAGAGGCATTTATTTTATCTTCACTCAAGTCTTCGATTAGTTCTACTTCACAAATAAGTTTATCGCCTTTGGCAAATTCTATCTCATCATTTTCAATTTTACTTAAAAACATTTCGTCTTTAATGATTGCATTTATATTGCCTCTGCTATCGGCTAATTTCCACTTATTGAATTTATTGAAAGTAAGCGTAACGATACTAAAAGTTTGTGTATAGATTCTTGTTTGGATATCAGTATCTTTTGTCCATAAGGCTTTTTTATAAAACTCTTTATCGCTTTTAGGTATTTGTAAAATTTTATCGTTGTGTTTGATATTGATTTTATCAATAAAATCTGAATCTAATGGAGTTTTAGCAAAATTTTCCATGTATTCTCTGAATTTTATATCTTGATAAATATCAACCACGACTGAACTAAAATTAAGGGTAATATTATTTTGATTCGTGATAGAAATATTATCCTCATTTTTTTGTATATGCTTAGGTTCTTTTCCTTTAAGGTGTTGGTATAAAGCAATGATACCACTACCTACCCCGCCAATCCCTAACACAGTAATAAGATTAGCCAATACACTCGCTTCTTGTGAACTAAAAAGATTTTTGAATGCTTCCCAGCCTTGTGTAATGAGTGCTAAGTCAACCTCAAAACTACCCTCTTTTGTAGCAATCACTTTAATATCAAGATTTTCTATACCCAAATATTTTTTTATCACTTGCAACGCTTTGCCAAAATTCAATATCGAAGAGGCAAAATTTTCTAAGTCTATCTCTCCATTTACAATACCCTCACCGCTATAAGTGATATTTAGTTTTTTAATATCTTTTTCCATAGACTAGAGACCTTTTATTTTTTATTATTTTATCACAACCCGACCTTTTTTATCCACTCATTTATCCATACAATAACTTCAAAATATACCTTTAAATTAGGGATAAATATGTTAAGTGAACTCATAGCCCAATTCATAGAAGAAAAGCAAAACCTAGAAGCTTCAATCCATCATATAGATTCTATCAAATCACAAATAGATTCAGTCTTATCAAATGATTTCATAGAAGATAAAATCAACAACAACCCTTACCTAAAAAGCAATGAGTTTATCCAAAAAGTCGCTAAAGAAGTTGATATTAACCCTCAAGATTTACCAGAAGAGAAGCTAAAACCAATCCTTTGCACTATCATAGATAAATCCATAAACCCACAATCCATCACTCAAGAGCTATTAGCCCAAGATGATTTCAAACAAAACTTAAATAACAAAATAGCCATAGAAGCAAGATCAGCGATAGCTTCATATAGCTTAGATAAATACACAAAAATATTCATAAAAAATCATATCGATTCTATGGTAACCCAAAGCCTAAAAGACAATAATATAGATAAATACAGGCTAGAGAGTGCCTTAAGCCTACAGATTGTCTACCTAAATACCTTAAGCCTAATAGCAGAGCTAGCCTATAGCGATACCCTAAAACACAATATCTATAAAAGGATATGAAAATGAAATATGATATTTTCATTCACAAAGTCAATCATATAAAAGCGGGTTTATGATGTGCGTAGCACAGAATAACCCTGACTTCAGGAATAAATACGGATTTATTCCGTATGAATGATCTTGTGATTTACAAAGTCAATCATATAAATAAATTAAAAAGAAGGATATAAAAATGAGCTTAGAAGAAAACATAAAAAAAACTAACCTAGCATTAGAAAACAATACCGATTATAGGCAACTAACTATCCTAACTTTAGAAAACACAAGAGAGCTTTTGAGCATTTATAAAGGCTTAGAGTCAGGATACGCACAAAGTAGGACAGATATGGATAATTTTGTGTTAGATTTCGAACACAAAACAATAGAAGTAAATGATAAAATCCAAGCCTTTAATGATAGCACAGACATCACACTCAAACAAATCCAAGACGCACAAAAGCTAGTGAGTGATATAGCCACAGAAGGTAAAGTTTGGCTAGAGAAAATACAATCCATAGGAGAAGATACCCAAAAAGCCAAAGAACAGATAGCTAATATCAAGACTTTGAATGAAGAAGCCAAAGGTTATCGCGATCAAACTATCAGTGTGAGGAATGAATTCAACACAAAAGTCTCAGAGGTATTACAATCTACGATGGCATTAAATGACTTAGTAGCAAAGTCCACTCAAGAACTCAAAACCAAACAAGAAGCTACCTTAAAGACTATGGATACATCATACATAAACTTCACAAAAGATATTGATTCTAAGATTTTAGCTTTCAACAAAACCTCACAAGACAAACTAAAAGAGCTTGATACTGAAGCTTTGGCCAAACTAGAAGAAATAAAATCTATCCCTTCTACTAATCCTGAGGTTGAAAAAATCCATATCATTAACGAACGCAATATAAGCGGCGAGGCATTGCCTGTTTTTGATATGATAGATTATGATGCAGAAGGCATAAGGGCAGTTTATGGATTAGGACCTTTTGAAAACAAACAAGCCTTTTTGAATGAATTAGAAAAAACACGCATAGAAGAGGTTGCAATCAATTCTACCCGTCCTGATGATATTAATATGGCAGCCACACTGATAAATGATAAAAGCATGGAGTTAACTTATGCTTCTTTTGATGGTAGTTCCCTTTCTAGGATAAGCTTAGGTAAGTCATTTGGTCAACCTGCCATTACAATGCTTACATATCAACATGATAAAAGCCATCCTGATGGAAGTGCTGATTTATCTTCAAGCTTGTCAATAGACCATTATGGATTTCAATTCAATTCAGATATATTCTTTTTTAATGGCAAAGACAATAATAAGATACCAAATACCACCAGTGTAGCCATTGGTGGAAACTTAAGTGTAAATACGGTTCTTGTTAATGAATGGTTTAATGTATGGAATTGTTTTAGTGTTTATGGACCCCCTGCCAATGATATGGGTTTGTATGGCTATGATCCACATTCTGGGTATATCCCTAGCTATCATATCGTTATTGGCAATGATAGTAGCCTTGATGATCACATACCTAGAACCTATGATATTTTTATCGGAGCTGTAGATAATCAAACAGCACTCAATGAAATAACTCAGATAAAAATCGTAGGCAATGTAAATATAAACGGCACATTTAAACTCAATGGAAGGAAAATATGATGAAACTATACACTTCAAAAATAGGCAAAAAAACCATAAAAAACAATCAATTCCAAGATATAGAGATTCAAAGCCCTCTTGTGGACTTAGATTTATATGAAATGATTGAGAATAAAAAATATTTCTATGCCTTAGAGATACCAAGAGATTGTGAGGAAGTGGTTGATTTTATGGGTAGGGAAGAAGAGTTTTTAAAAGTGTTTAAAGACAGAGGCTTGTATGAACTCAATAGGGATTTTAAAGAAAGGCTAAAACCCTATTTAGATAGCTATATCCCAGAAGTTGAGATGATAAGCTGGGCTATGCAAGAAGCAGAGGCTAAGCTTTATGACCCTAGTTTGAGTCGTGATGAGCTTTTTAGCCAACTTCCACTCATTAGCAATTTATGTTTTTATCGATATGGTAGTTTAGAAAACTTACCTACCTTAGTGAGTAAGATTTTAGAAAAATCAAAAAGCTATAGCACTCTTTCAGGCATACTCATCGGGCAAAAGCAAGCCATCGCCGATAAGATAGAAGGATGTAAAAGCATGATTGAATTAATGAGTGCATTAGATTTACAAATAGAGATAAAACAATGGAAGTAGCCAAAGCAATAGAAATATCACAAAGCATCAGTGATATTGGCATGATAGGCTTGTTGTTTTTAGGTATTGTCTTTTTGGCTATCCAGCTAAAGGATAAAAAGAGGCTAGAAGAAGCCCTTGTGAATCTAGTTGATAAAATGACAATCATCATTGAGATAAACAAAAAATACCAAAGCTATTATGAAAAAATGATCAGTGATTATGGCAAGTATAATCAAAAGTGCCATGAGATGTTTGAAATCCAAAATGATATTTTAAGGATACTCAAAGAGAAGGATACCAAGCTATGAAATTTAGAGTCTCTAATATGAAAGACCCACTAAAGGTAGAGATATTCTGGCAGCACAAAGATGGCATGAGGCTTAGGCTTTTAGAACATATTTTGTATTACCGAAGAGGAGAGCCAAATGATGATGAACTCTTAGAAGAGTTAGCAGAGCCAAGATATGGCATATGCACAGATAGCAGAAAAGAAATATGTATCCCAAAAGGCTATGTGAGTGATGGAGCTTCTATCCCTAAAATCTTTTGGTTTATCCTCTCACCCTTTGAAGATTATGCGAAGTGTGCGATATTGCATGATTATTTGTGTGATTTGTATCATTTAGGCTTAGGCAGCAGGAAAGAAGCTGATGATATATTTTTAGAATCCATGCAAGAAATAGGGATAAAAAAATCCACAACCCTCACCCTCTATGCCTTCGTGCGGCTATATGCTATTTTTAGATACAACCCTATTTCTATAAAGCTTTTTGGCAAGGGTAGGGTAGAAGATTATAATGAAGAGTTTTTTAAAATATGAGTCTTTTTGAAGAAAATATTTTATCTCCTTCTTTATTCTATCCCACAAATCTAACCTCTCCCTTTGGCTGGATAGGTGGCAAAAGGAAATTAGCTAACCTTATTGTATCTATGATGCCTAAGCATTCTTGTTATGTGGAAGTCTTTGGCGGAGGTTTGAGTGTGCTTTATGCCAAACCAAAAATTACCAGGGAGAAATATAATGAAGTGATAAATGATATAAATTCTGAGTTGATAAACCTACATAAAATCATACAAACACGCCCTGCCTCACTTAGTGATTATTTGAATGATATGCTACGTTCTAGGGAGATTTTTTATGATATCAAAAAAGGGATTTTAAAACCTAGAAATGATATCCAAAAAGCAGCCTTTTATTTTTATAGGATTGCATTTAGTTTTGGTTCTAATACTCGTGAATTTGGGATGTATAAGGGTAAAAAACCTAAAAACATTTATAAGAGCTTTAAGGTTTATGCCCAAAGGCTAAAAGGTGTGTGTATTGAAAATATGGATTTTAAAAAACTCATTCAACAATACGATAGCAAAGATAGTTTTTTTTATCTTGACCCCCCTTATGTAGGCACAGAACATCAATATAAGCATACAGGCGGCTTTAAACTAGATGCACATAAAGATTTATGCACAATGCTAAGCAATATCAAGGGTAAATTTTTACTCAGTTATAATGATTGTGAATTTGTAAGAGAGCAATATAAAGATTTTAAAATCCAAAAAGTGCAAGTGAGGTATACAATTTCTCAAGAACACTCAAGAATGAATAATGAGCTATTGATTTATAATTATTGAATTATTTTATTTTATCACAACCCGACCTTTTTTATCCTCACATATTTCCATACAATCATCACAAAAATCTTAAAGACTTTTAATGAAAATAGACATTATTAGCATTGTAGTTATAGTTGTGATGGTTGGGTTGGCTTTTTTGGGTTTGCATTTTTATGAACAAAGCAAACTCTATAAACAAAAGTTTTATGATTGCCAATATCAAAACACTTCACTTCAAAACGCACTCAAAACCCAAAACCAAGCCCTAGAAGCCCTAAGGCTAGAATCTAGTGTTTATGAGCAAAATAAGCCAAAGTTTAAAGAAGTTATCAAAAATCAAATAGATTCTATCCCAAAAACCAAGCTAGAGACTTGTGAGCAAGCACTTGATTATATAAGCAAGATATTAAGACTACAGAGCAAGTAATGAGGATCATAAATAAGCTATTTTCTTTACTAAAATCCTTTTTCAAAAACCCTAAACCCTTATCCATAGAAGAAAGCCTAATCACTACTTACAAGGACAATGAAATGAATTTATTATTAACAAGATTCAAAGAAGCCAAAGACTCTACCCTTTCAAAACTCAAACTAATAGACAACGATAAGATACTTTTTGAATGCTATGGCTTAGAGCCATTGAACGAAGGGATTGAGAGGGATAAGGGTTATCGTATCCCAGAGGGCAAATATGGTCTCATATGGCATCATAGCCAAAGATTCAAACTCAAATTACCACTATTGCATAATATTGATGTTCCTATAGATAGAGACATACTTATCCACGCAGGCAATTACCCAAAAGACACAATAGGTTGTATCTTAGTAGGGGATAGTTACAAGCAAAACAATGAGTCTTTTAGTGTATTGAATTCAAAAAAGACTTTATATGAACTCTTAAACCATCTCCCAGAAAAAATAAGTGATGTAATATTAAAGGTAGAAAACAATGTTTTATAAGAAACTAATTAATTATAAGAAAATAATTAAAAAAATCCGCACTCAATTAAATTTGATAGGCAGCAAAGTTGAACTTTTGAATTTTGAATTTATTTGTAAAGATAGATTTGATAGAGTCATTACAGAACAAAAATTTAAATATTTAGAGCCTCTGCTAGCTGATTTTACAAAGTTATATACTCCTGATGCCATAGAGTTAATTTTGCATTATTCTAGCCAAACCCTAAAATCGGATATAGCTCATGATGCTCAAATAAAAATCAAATTCAAAAATTCACAACCCAATTTTTTAATAAAGGCTTTTAAAAAATTATTTATTTCTTTTGCCAAAGACATACACCAAGAAGCTGATATCAAAGCCCTAGATTTAGCAAGATACATTATTTATAAGTGCGATGAGTTAGATTATAAAATCTCAAATTTGGTTTTATTGAAATTTTTATATTTTGTCCATATTGGATTTTTAAAACAAACAGGCAAACGACTCATCACAGACAAAGATTTCCAAGCTTATCAATGGGGTCCTGTGATAAGAGAAGTTTATTATAACTACAGTATCTTTGGTAGCAATCCTCTTAATGGTTTAGTTGAGATCAAGCAGGATTTGCCTTTGAATGAGCATTATAAAAGGATTATTGATAGCATCATAAAAGAATCTATTAAATTGCGTCCGTGGGAATTAGTTCAAAAGTCTCATCAATCCAAAGCTTGGCAAAAGATTTATGATGAAGGCAGAGGAGATAAGGAAGAAATTCCGTTTTATTTATTTCAAAAAGAAGTAGAGAATGAAAAATAAAACACTTAAAGAAGTGAGGGTTTATACCCTCTTTACCTTAAACTCAAAGTCCTACCCAAATATCTTAAATTTGATGTATAATGACTTTAAGGGTTTGCTATGCTTAGCATCCTACTTGAGTGAATTTTGCCACTTCAAAAAGTGGCGAGTGTATCATACTTCAAAAACACTTCAAGCTTTTTTAAAACAAATTTTTATCTTCACTTTACCCTTATGGCTCATTGCTTGCAGTGCTCAACCTAAAATCATCACACAAAAAGTCTATATCCCTATCAAATGTAATATTTCTTTCCCAAAAAAAGCCTATACCCAAAACACTCAAAACTTCTCTTATGTGATAGATCTAGCCAAAAGCGAGGTCGCTTATCGCTTAGAGTTAGAAAACGCACTTAAATTTTGTATAGGAGGAAAAACTGATGAATGAATATATAAACGCTACACAACAAGCAGGGCAAAACTATATCAATTTATTGAACAATAAAAAGAGTGCATGGGCAGATAGCTTAATGGCTAGTTCACAAGGCTTAAAAGAGATTGGCAATGAACTCAAAGCTGACCAACTCTATTCAATCCAAAAGCAAGCGATGCAAAACCAAGCCAATTTAAGTGGCAAGCAATTAGATTGGTTTGATAGGATCCAAAACGCACAACAAAACCAAGCCAAAGCACAAATAGATAACACACAAGCCATCACCGCAGGGCATATCTTACAAAATAAATTCAATCAAGAAACACTAGATAATAATATCTTAGCTACCAAAGCTAAGGGTAAAGAAGGCATCGCCCTATCCAATCTAAATACAACCGCTTATGATGATATAAGGAATGCTAAAGGTAGTGATGAACCTAGATTTTATGATAATTATAAATACCGCATCGCCCCGGATGTGCCTTCTAATGATCCGCGAGGTAGACTAGAAATAAGACAGACCAATCAGCTTTATTCAAAAACAGCAGATACAGCCACAGCTTTAGACTTGATGTTCAATGAAATGCAAAATTACGACCCTTATCAATACGGATGGTTTGATACAACCCTTAGGCGATATGGCCCTAAAACTGTTGATATGGAAAAGACCACAGGACATATCTTAAGGCTCAAAAGTTTAGTAAAAGACTTGATTGATAAAGGTGTTTTGAATAGAGCTGAGCAAAAAGAAGCCATGTCATTAGTCGATGGCTGGACAGAAGGTGGCACAGCACAGAATAGAAAATCCCTAATAGATATGTTCATAACAAAATATCAGAGCCAAATAGAAAACCTCAAAAATAGAGGAATAGCAACACAACAAGATGAAGACACTATCATGGCTTTAGAAGATAAATTAACAAGATTCAAAAATCTAAGTGATCAAATGCAAGATTGGGATGGCAGCACAAAACTTACTTTTAAAAACGCACCTTTTAAAAAAGCCTCTTCACAAGCCACAACCCAAGATAAGCCTATAAGTGCGAAAGAACTTTTTAGCAATCAGCTAAACTCATCAAATCCACAAGAAGACACAACCACTACAAAGCCAAACATAGATTTAAGTAAGTTTTATACACCATAAATATTATTTGTTTTAAAAAAGATTGAAGTGTTTTTGAAGTATGATATACTTGCCACTTCAAAAAGTGGCAAAAACCATATTAAGGAAGTTGCTATAAAAAGAGATAGCAAAACCTTAAAATCATTATACATCAAATTTAAGATATTTGGTATATATTTTGAATTTAAGGTAAAGAGGGTATAACCCTCACTTCTTTAAATGGTTATCTACATACACAACCCGCCCTTTTTTACCCACTCATATATCCATACAATATACTTCATAAAATGAGTCAATCATATAAAAATTGGGTTGATGATGTGCGTAGCACAGAATAACCCTGACTTCAGAAATGTTTACGGATTTATTCCGTATGAATGATCTTGTGATTCACAAAGTGAATCAAGTAAAAATGAATAAAAAAGGAATCAAAATAATGGATAATATGCAATGGTGGAATCAGCCCAACTATTACCAACAACCAACAAACAATGCATGGGATAATGTGGCTAAATGGACAAATCTAGGTGGTTCATTGCTTGGGATAGCAGGGGGGATTACTAATGGTATCCTTTCTAATTTGAATCAAAAAGCTGCATTAAAACAAGCCAAAACCCAATACAATGATTTAAAAACATTAAGAGATTCCAGAGAAAAAGAAAGAGATGATTTTAATGATTATCTTAAAAAAAATTGGTCTAGTGTTTGGGATAGAGAATGAAAAGACGGGCAGTTTGTTTTGAGTTTGATATTTCACTCTCACTAATTGATGCTTATGGCAATATAAGAGAATGTATTGATATAAAAGCAAATCAGCCCACTTCCATACCGCTACCTCTCAAAAGAGAAGTCTATAAAGATAATGCACAAAAAAGCTATTATATCTATGATGGTAATGGGATATTACAAGACTTTGAAATCTATATCCCCCCTTTTGTGCTAAATGAGTTGATCGTGAATGAATATGATAGCTTTTTACAAACCAACCAATGCAAAGAAGAGTATCAAGAGATTTTTACCAATACCCTTAAAATACTCAATCTCAATATCAAAAAGAAAGATTATATCTTGCATCCCCAAGTCATAGCCCTAGAAGAATTTATCATCAAAAAAATACCTCTCAAACAACCTTATCAATAATATTTAATTAGTATTTTGATAATTATTTAATATTATTTTAAGTATAAATATTTTATATTTATACTTATATTTGTATTTTGAAAAAAAAGGATAAATATGCCTAAGTTAGATCAACTAAAAGAAGAATTAATAACCTTAAGATTTTGGCTTGGTGTAATTGTAGCTTCAATGCTCAGTATAATTTGGTTGGCTTGTAGTTAA